AAACCATCCATCAGTGTCTCGGGCGTACCCGCGAAGTCCCAAAGGACTTCGAGGAAAACTCCCCTGTTCCGGGAACGGAAGTGTTTGCCCTTGGAGAACTGGGCGCCAGTGCGAAGCATCGCTGCTTCGTAGGCGTCCAGTGCCCAAGGCGTGGCTACTCCCAGCAAGTCGTCTCCGCAGATGCGGGCGACGGCTTGCCGAGCCACGGGACCAGTGCTTGCCAGGGTAGCCTGTTTCCAGGCCCACCCGTGGTAGAGGCACAGCAGCGACCATGTCGTGGGCAATCCCATAAGGATGCCCCGTTTGGTCACTGCCGTCTCGCCGTCTGGCCACGTCACCTCCACGGGCCCCGTCCCAAGACGGAGCCCGTGGAGTTCTGCCGGTAAGAACCGACCAGAGTCCTCGAGACCGTCGACGAGCGCTTGCGCGACGTCGAGCGGAATGAGGTCCGAGGCCGACTTCAGATCGGAAGACAAGACGTGACCGACGGCGCCGACGAAGTCCGCGCCGACCTTCCTTGGCTCGCCTTCCTGAACATGCTTGGTCAACGGCCACTTACGTAGGCCGAGGGCAAGACGTCGCCGAGCGAGGTGCCCAAGCACGAGCGCGTACCGCTGCATGGCGGTCACGATACGTGTCTTGTGACCTCGCTCCTCGATGGCGACCACCCGACCTTTGGGATAGGGTGGCCACTGTTCAGACAGAGCGGAACCGACCAAGTCGAGCTCACGGACGATCATGTGCCAATTCTCAGGCATCTCGTCGTGAGGCTCGAGGTAGTCGGTCTCAAAAGCCAAGGACTCGGATACCGAGCGAGACAGGCCGCCCTCGTCACGAGAGCAGTCGTAAGTCGCTGACGTCCCTTGCGGGATGCCGGCGACCGTCGACCACTCAGGGTGACGGGGCAGGTACTGCTTCGCCCAGGACGACGCAAAGTCCCTGAGTGACCTCAGGGACTCGGGGTCCGTCAGGTACTCGCGAGTGAGAACTGCCTTGTGAGATGCAAGGCTCTCGCGAGTCTGACGGTCCGACCCAGTAGGAAGGGCCCGGCCGAGCATGCTCAGCTGGGCCCAGGTGTTCTGGGCGCGTCGGAGATGCGGAGGGCAGGAGCGGAGGACCCAGTGGGACGGAGATCTCGAAGAGATCCACGCACCACGGCAGGCTGTCGCCAACACTTTCATGTCGGCTACAGCGGCCTCCACCCCTCGCCCGGACGCGATCTGTCCGAGCCGTTTCCGGACGTGAAGGTGCCAAGCCTTCACGTCAGACCTAACATTCTTAGACCACATCGGGGTTTGGACGATCGCAGCAACGGTCGCGTCCCAGACGCTTTGCAGCATCTGGAGACGGGATTCGCGCCGCGCCGCCTCACCTTTCCGTGACCTATCCTTAGAACCACCCATCGTGGCGCCAGACCCGGACAAACCGGGGACTGTAGCGCCCTCGACGAGCAATTCTGCCGCCTCAGGCTCCACTTCGGACTCATCGTCCAGAATGGGGAAGCCAGGGGGGGCTCCAAATGCAGCATCGTCGAGAATGCCGGCTTCAAATTCTGCCAAGAATTCAAAGTCCACTTCTGTAGGAAACTGC